CGCTTCGCGACGCTTGCGGAAGATGTAGTTGTTTGCAGCGTTAACGCAGACTGTGATGAAGGCCGTATCGTTTGCCGAAGCGACGTCAATTCCGAGCCAACTGGTTACGTCACTTGAATTTATCCAAGAGACGCTTGGCGTAAATGTGACTGTGCCGGTAGCAGTAGATCGAGTGAAGTCTGAGCCTGCGTTGACATACATGAACTGGTAAAGACGAATTACATCGGAGTCAAATTCAAGGTCGCCCTCGTCAGATACCCCGATGAATTCAAAGTCTTGTGTTGAGACGATGGTTGCGGTTGCGTCGAATCCGTCGCCTGCGCCTGCAATAACGACGGAATCTCCGACTTGGATACCAGTCTCAACGAAGGTCTGAAGAATGGCGTACCCATCGAGGCGCGTATGAAACGCGAGATCGTAAGTAGCCATTTTCCAGTTCCTTCTTGTTTGTCTTTATCAGCCGACAGGAGCCATTTTGACGAACTTGCTTGCGTCAATCATGAGCGTTGCAAGGTAACCGCGGAAAGCGATTGTTCGGCTAAGCGTTGACGGAACGTCGATGCTGAGTGCGCCCTTCTGCTGTTCAAAGATTTCGTAGCCAGATGCGTCACCGATAATGAGAGTGTCGCCTGCAAAGTTGCGGTCAACTACAACCTGCAAGCCGAAGGCATTGCCGTTGACTTGTCCTGGTGCAAGATTACCAAATGCGTTCATTGGGCCGATCTGTGGAAACAACGGACGCTTTGACGAATCGCTGAGGCTGAGCAAAAATCCCCACCATTCTGGGTTGACAAAAATGTGGGTTGGCAAGTTGCCGTTAGAACCGCTCAAAATTGTTTGAGCTGCACCCGAAATCCATGAAGCCCAATATGCAGCGTCAGTTACGGAAGCGAGTGCAAAGTTACGAGTAACTGTTGCGCCAGTTTTTAAGTTGTCGGCTGCGACGTTGTCGGTCTCGTTTGCGTAGATGCGACCCATGTCATCAAGAACAAGGCTGATGATCTCAGGCTGTGACCAGTCGATTGACTGCTCCGACAGAGTGACGTATCCACCGTAACTACCCTTGGTTACTTGGTTGTCTGTAACAACAAAAGTTCCCTGAGTGAGTGCGGTGTTTTCAGTTGCCTGGTTGCCAATTGAAGTATGAGTTGTTACTTCTGGACGGATGAATACTTTTCCGCCTTGTGGCATTGCCTTTGCACCGATTGCGTCAATAACTGGACGACGACCGATGAAGTTGTTGTAGACAGGCTGAACGATTGGGAGTGGAAGAACACCTGGGATGTCTGAGGTGATGACGTCTGGTGCAGCTGCACGGATGCCTTCGCTCATTGCTCGCCATTGGTCTCCGCCAACGAATGCTGCTGAAATGTACTCGGCTGCTGAAGGCATGGTGAAGTTTTTCTTTGCGCTTGCGAAGATTGGGGATGTTGGGATGGCGTCGGGCGCGGAGGCTTCGACTTGGGTTTCTTGTGACATTGTTTCCTCCTGGAGACTTGTGTCGGGTTGGGGTTCGGTTGACTCTTCTTCGACCTCTGGGTCGGGTTCTGAGGCAGCGATGGAATCGATAATCGCGTCGGCATAAGCCGGAATAGCAACGACCGAGAGTTCTTGGAGCGAAGCGGACGAGACGATCATGACGCCGTTCTTGTCGTACTTAAATTTGTTTGGTATTGCACCTACGGAGACTGAGTCGTATGCAGACATTTGAATTAACTCAACGACGTCGTCGGCTGCTTTTGAGCGAGCGAAAGTTGCGCTGAATCCGAGGCCGTTGTCTAGATCGACAAGTTCGGTAACAATTCCGATTGGGCGTCCGTCGTGATTCTCAAGAAGTCGCGCGGGCTTGGCATTCAAGTCAAAGGCTCCGCGCTTGAACATGACCTTTTCGCCACCTGAAACGGTTGCGACGGTGTCCCAAGGGACTGCGATGCCCGTGATGGTGCGCGGTGCATCTTCTCCAGCTGCAGCGTCAAGAGTGACTGGGACGGCGGTGAACTTGATCATGAAGGAATCTCCTCGAGGTCTGGAACTTGTGGCTCAATAAGAGCGTCGTGCATATCGCCCACGGCAAGGAGGTCGTCGGTGTCAAAGCAGACATAGCGTCCGCGACTGACAACGTCGTTCATACTGAGACGAGATTCAATTGCATGGGCGTACATTTGCGCTCCAAACAACCAAAGGTCTTGACGTGCTTGCGAAGCGTTTTGGTATGTCATGGATGCGCCTGGTGTCGGGGCTGAGACAAGGTACGCGGGGACTGAACACATACGGGAAAGGTCGAGGGCTTGGTATTCGCGCTGCGCTGCGTTGACTTCAAGCGGGTCGCGGTCAAACTCAACGAAGTTGACGTAGTTGTTTAACGCGCCGATGACGTTTCCTTCTCGTCGAGCCTGCGCCCATTGCGCTGCAAGGTCTCCAAGTTCTTCGCCGGACATTGTTTCGCCTGCGGAGGTTTGTTGCAGATAACCAGGAACGGTTTCAATGGTTGCTGCACGGTCTGCGTACTGATCAAGGTGAGTTGCGATGCTGACTGAGCGTCGACCTGAATACATGAGACCAGTTGTCGGTGCAAGGAAGGTAATGATTTCGTTCGGGTCAAGTTGGATGCCGTTGAACTCAATGACGTCTGGCATACCGAAGAATTGTGGGCCTTGCTGATTTGGCGTCTGAATGTTGGCGGACGGTAGCCATTCGAAAGACATCGGGCGTCCGTCAGTTGCATTCCTGGAGGTGACCGCCCAGAAAGCGCGACCCGTCATCCAGAGGTCTGTGACCGTATTGGCAAGGATGAACTGACGCGGAACTTTCGGATCAGGGTTCTCCATCCACGACTCATTCGGGACATAAATTTCTTCGTACTCGGTGCCGTTCCATTGCTTGACGTACTGGCGAAACTCAAGGCCAGAGATGGTCGAGGCGAGAAGGTCTCTCGCCCTCGACACCGTCGGGAGACTAAGGGCGACCTGCTCAAAAGCACCGCTTGACCATGCGTACATCGGAGGGATGCCAGCAATACTGGAAACTCCAGCAGCAGCTTTAATTGGCGAAGACGCAAATTCAGCAGTAGTTATTTTTCGGGAGAAGAACGCCACGACTGGAGTCTCCCACAAACTTGTTGCAAATGCAACTACCTTCCGAACGCCATTGCTGCGCGTCCAGTATTTGACGGGCGGGAAACAAGAGCTGCTGCAACGACGAGAAGTCGCGCTGCCTCGATTGGGCCAGGGGAGCGTTGACTGCTGATCACTACCTGACCGTTGGCGCGGGCAAGGACGGCTCGGTTCACATGGGTTGCAAGAAGTTCTTCGCCTCGGTGGTAGATGCGCTTTTCAAGGATGAGCGAGCGGGTGAGACCCGTAAATTTAAGTACCTCGGCGTAGCCGAAAATTTGACGTCGCCGTTCTAACTTCTCTGGCGTATGAAGGTCGAGTGCCGGAGTAATTGCCAGACGCAACTTCGGGTCTGCTTCCATTGCCTCGTTAATCTTTATCCACATTTCCTTGAGTGACTCTGTGGAGAACTGGACAGTCGCAATGATGTTTCCCTCTTTCGTAAGTCCGCACCTGATGCCGACATACTTTTCTCCCCCTGTACTTGAGTCGACACAAAGGACGCCTCCAGCGGGACAGTCTGATTCGGTAAACAATTTGTCCCAGACTCCAGGCTGAATCCAAGCGTCCGCCGACGAAACCCACAGATTCAGATGCGCGCGGAGGAACGCTGCTCGATCAGGAGTTTCCGCAGCTGCTTGCAATGCCTCAAGAGTGATGGTCTGACCAAGAGCGGGGTTGGCATAGCCCCAATTTATTTCGTCGTTTGGGTCAACCGACGGAAGACTCCATTCGGCAAAGTAAAGACGAGTTTGTTTCTGCTGATCTATCGCGCCAATGGCTGCCTCGCGCAATCGTTGCATTGTCTTTGAAGATTCATCGCCTGAAGTTGACCAGGAGGAAAGGAGCGGAGACTTGACCGCAATCTGCGACGGGCGCAACGCATCGAAGTAGACCTCTTCCGAGACATTCCAGATTTCGTCAACAACAATCAGATCGTAAGTTCCGCCGTGAAGGTTCGGAGTTGCAGCGCGGACTTCCCACGTCGAGCCGTTCGGCATCTCAACTTTGTTGCGTCCATAACTCCAAGTCACATGACCTTCAAACTGTGCCTCAAGTACCGGAGCAAGTTCATTGAAAATTGCAACCGCGCGATCAAGTTTGTTGGCAACAGAAAGAACGTGAATGGGTTTCCCGCGCATCGCTGACCAGTCCGTCAAGAAGTAACCGCAAAGACTTGTCAAGGCAACGGACTTCCCGTTCTGTCTGGCGCACGAAGTCAACGCCTCACGAAACACAAGGTCGCCATTCTCGTCATGAGTCAACTGGCCATTAAGCGCCACCTTCTGCCAATCAAAGAGCGTCCTTGAGAGAACTCTTTCCGACCATGCGGCAACTGCGTCGCCGTAGGAACCACTTCCATTATGAAGCGACTCGAGACGGGGCGAACTCTGCCCAACCCCGAGAACTAACTCCGAAGATGCAGGACATCGAACTGATTCGGTTTGAATCCCTTCAGATAAGAGAAAGGA